AATGACTGGCAAGGAAAAGTTCAAAACAGTGTTTCCGTTGATTACCAAAGACTTCATTAAAATGATGATAGGACTAGGTGCATCAGTAGGTGTAGTGTTAATGATACACTATGTTATTGTACCAAACGGATACTAGAATGGATAGAGCAGTGTTCGACAGCACTGCTTTTTTCTTGACTTAAAGAAGATTTTGTAATATTATATAAGTACAATATCAAACAAGGAAGGACTACATTTGAAGATGAAAATCATTACAGGAAATGCTAATCCTAAATTAGCACAAGAGATCGCAGAACACTGTTTTAGTGATCTTGTTCCGGCTAAAGTTTCCACATTTGCAGATGGAGAATCTAGCGTAGAATTTTTAGAAAACGTTAGAGGCGAAGATGTTTTTATTATCCAAAGCACAAGTCAACCAGTTAATGACAGTCTTATGGAACTAATGGTAATGATTGATGCGGCACGTAGATCAAGTGCTAGTCGTATTACAGCAGTTATTCCTTATTACGGGTACGCAAGACAAGATCGTAAGAGTGCAAGTCGTACACCTATCACAGCAAAACTAGTTGCTAATCTATTAACAACGTCTGGTGCAGATAGAATCTTAACTATGGATCTACATGCAGGACAGATACAAGGCTTCTTTGATATTCCTGTTGATGACTTAACAAGTAGAATTGCATTTGCTAAAGACATTAAACGTACAATAGGTATTATTGACGACCCTGAAGTTAATCAACAAGGTACAGTGTTTGTATCTCCAGATGCAGGTGGAGCAGTAAGAGCTCGTAAGTTTGCTGACATGTTTACAGGTGACATTGCTATTGTAGATAAAATGCGTCCTGAAGCAGGCAAGTCAGAAGTAATGAACTTGATTGGTGATGTTAAAGGACGACATGCTATCCTAGTAGATGATATTATTGATAGTGGCGGAACACTTTGTAATGCAGCCAAAGCAATTATGGATGCTGGTGCATTGTCAGTTCGTGCTTATATTACACATGGAGTATTGTCAGGTGATGCTTGTTTAAAGATTGAAAAAAGTGTGCTTGATGAATTAGTTGTTACAGATACTATTGCTAATCGTTGTCCTAAGAACTGTAAGAAAACACGTCAAGTAAGTGTAGCACCTTTGTTCGGTGAAGCAATGCGTAGAATAACTAACGAAGAATCAGTTAGCAGCCTGTTTATATAATTCCCTAGCACCGTAAGTAATCATAAAGTCAGCACCAGCACGTTTAAAAACATCATGTGTTTCTTTTAACATCTCTGGAACTAGCCAAGTATTTCTTTGTAAGCCAATGTATTCGCCGCTTGTTTGATATACTCCAACAGGTGCTTGATACTTAGTTGCTTCTTTAATAGGCATAATAAGATCAATGCTAGTCATTCCAGGCTTAACCATTAAACTAGTAGCACCGTCATTAAAATACTTTACACTTCTAGCAATAGCAAGTTCTCTATCATTTACATCTAATTGATAACTTCTATGTATACCTTTTTCAACTCCAATAGTTTGTCTAAAGCCATCATAGAATTGTGATCTAAACTTAGTTGAATAGCTCATTACATCTACTTTAATATGTTCTTTAATATTCTTTACAGTATTATCTTGACAGTCACTAGGTGCTAATACATCTGCTCCAGCTTCATATACAACACTTGCTTGTTCGAATAGTTGTTCGTCTGTCTTTGCTGCATCAGTAGGGTAACAACAGTGTCCATCTAGCGTAGTAGAACACAAGCATATATCAACATGCAGGTTTACTTTATCTCCGTATGCTGCTTTGATTTCGCTAACAACACGTTTATTCAAATCCCAATCTGGCATTTCAGATCTTTCAGGCATAACAAATACTAAAATATCTTTAACCCCAAGAACAATATCTCTACCGATAGTATCTATTGCGCCCTTAACTGACCACGGGTGATTGTCGTTACCAAGGACAGACTGTTTAGATGCAAGTACCCAATCATCTCCGTTACCTTGATTACTAATAAAGTATGGTTGTATTAGTTTCATGAATATCTTTCCCTAACCATATCCACAAATAATTTTACGTTGGCTTCTGGAGTTTCTTTATGTATTCCGTGTCCTAGTCCGCATACCCAACCAGTTCTATCAACATGCTCCATGCTATCAAGCCATTCAGTAATTTCTTTTTCTAGATAAGGCTTAGGAGTCATCATTAATTTTTCATCGAAGTTACCTTGTATAAAGCCGTCTTGATATTTTTTAAATGTTCGTTGCATATCAACTGTATGGTCAACACCTATACCAGACCATCCCATTCTGTACAGTGTAGGCAAACACTTATGATTTAGATGTTGCGTGTAATATCCTGTATCAGTTTGTATTAGTGGCTGTAATATATTAACGTAATTTGTTTTGAAGAATGCTTCGCTCATATTACCTACACCACTATCAAGTATCATAACTTTCTCTGCACCTGCTTCTAGTTGTAGATGTATGTTGCGTGTTAACACAGGAACAATAACTTCTTCCATATACGCTGCCTTCCATTTTAAATCCATGTTAGGCTTCTTACCTGTAGCGTAGTTTAGTAATGTCCACGGTCCACCAACAAAGCCTATTAGACTTTTTGATTTATGCAGTTTCTCTCTAGTTGCAGCAACCGCAACCTTTTGAAACTCCATGTGTTCTACTGCACGTGAAATATCTTTATGTTCTCTATAGTTTTCCTCATTGATATAATAATCAAACTGTGGACCTGGTGCAAACTTTAAAGGCACACCTAATCCTTCAATAGGAAATAGTATGTCGCTAAACAGTATCGCAATATCAAAGTCAAATTGATCAATTGGAAGCATTGCTACATCAGCAGCAACTCTTGGAAGTTTACACATTTGCTCAAATGTAAAACGCTCTTTCATCTCCATATAGGGTTGCTGATATCTTCCAGCCTGTCTCATCATCCAAATCGGAGGACAAGACTGTTCTACCCTATTGCAGGCATTCGTAAATTTTTCATTCATATAAGTTTTGTTCCTAGTTGCTCACCTAATTCGATATAGTTTTCTTTCTTACCGATTACTTCACTATACTTATCAGTTTCGAAGTTGTGAGCTTCCATCATTAAATAGTCGCCAACAATACTAGATATGCAACCAACAGCAGTATGGCAGTCACCATTTATAACTTCTAGCATCTTGCGTTCAGCCATTGCACATTTATATGTGTCTGGGTCTGAAGATGTAGATAATAAATTACTTGCAGAACTTTTCTTTCTTGTTTGTAATGCAATAACTCCTTGACCAACAGCAGGAAACATTTCTCTAATTGTAAATGTTTTTGTTATCTTATCTTGTAACCCTAATGCTTCAAGACCTGCAACAGCAAGTACAATAGCATCATACTGTCCGCTTTCTACTTTAGAAATACGTGTATCAATGTTTCCTCTAATAGGAACAATTTCTGCTTGTGAATATAATTTTTTTAGTTGTGCAATTCTACGAGGACTACCTGTTCCTATTTTTGCCCCTGGCTTATCAGGATTACCAATTACACAATCTCTAGGATCGTTACGTTTTAATACTGCCGATATCTCAAGTACATCATCTGAATCTCTTGTTAAGTCTTTTAAACTGTGAACAGCAATATCAATTTCTTTGTCTATTAACTTTTGTTCGATGGCTTTACAGAATACTCCTTTGCCACCCATTTCTAATATAGGAGTGTCTGGATTTATTTCCGCTTCAGTTGTTACTGTAACTATCTCAGCATTGTTAATTAGAGCTGCTGCCCTACTTGCATACTCCAATGCTAGTTTACTTCCTCTGACACCTATCTTCATTTTCTAACCTTCCTTATGACCCAAGCAATGAATGCTAAGATAGCAGCAGTTAATGCACCTATCCCAATGTTCACGGCCAACTCACATCTGGCGGTAAGCTCATTAATATTGCTTCCATGTTGCCGCCTGTTTTAAAACCAAACTTAGTACCACGATCATATAATAAGTTAAACTCTACATATCGCCCACGTTTGATCTTTTGTATATCTTTATGTTCGTCTGTGTAGTTGTTGTTCATATAGTTAATTGCAGTTGTTCTCACAACATCTGCAAACTTTATACCCAAACGTTCTACAAATTTAAAGTCCATGTCTTTAGGATCGTAATATTCAAAGAACAATCCTCCAATGCCTCTTGTTTCTTTTCTATGTGGCAAATAAAAGTATTCATCACAGGCTTTACTAAACTTGTCGTACCAAGTTGCATCATACAAATCACAGACCTTTTTAAGCTCTCTATGATACCCAATCTTGAATGTTTCATTATCCAAGCAGGGTGTTAGATCCATACCACCACCAAACCATTCTTTCTCGTGTGTTTTAAGATATCTTGTATTAAAGTGCATTGCAGGTACCCAAGGATTTGTAGGGTGTAATACTACACTTATACCTGTGGCATAATACTGTCTATTATCATCAGTTGTACCAGGAATCTCTTTTGCAAATCTAGGATCAAACTCTCCTGTTACACAAGAATAATTTACTGTACCTTTTTCAAATACATTTCCACGTATAACTTTGTGTGTTTGTGTCCAGCCTTCTCTGCTAGAATGTCCACCTTCTTCCATTTTAATAGGATCGTTGGGTGTGAATCTTGCTTCTACTTCATTTATGTTATCTTCTATGATTTGTGCAAGTTGTGCAAACCATTCAGTATACATTGTATTCATGGCAGTATTTAAGTTGCACTCAAAAGAAAAGGTAGCAACCTGGCTACCCTTTCTCCACTTCAAATGTAATGTTCCTATTATCTGTGGCTATGCCGTTCTATATATAATCTTCATCCCATAATTAGGAAATTATTCTGTTGTGTGCATTAATTTTCTATTTTGAAGTCCCTGTTACGAATTTGTAAAACTCCTCGGCTGTTTCTAAAACTTCTTTAGAACCTGGAATTTCTGGCATATCGACTTTGTTAAGTACTTGTCCAGTTTTTTCGTCACGCTTTGCAGATACTTCCCAACCCATCCACTTGTTTGAATATTCAAACTCTGTAAATGCTTTGGCCATGTCTAGCACTTCTGTGCGAATTTCGTAACCGTTTTTATTGAATTGCACTTTAGGTAGTGCATCTTTGATTTTGTCTAATGACATTTTACTTCTCCTTGTGTGTGTTGTGTGTTATGCTACATTAATAATGTAACACTATTATTTACCTTTGTCAACGCACTTAATGATTTTTCTTTTCCAAACACCTGCGTTGTAGGTGCCGCAAACCATTTATGGTGTTTTTACTCTGATCTCCATGCACCTAAATATTACACTGACTTCAACGCTTGAGTGTTGTCAGGAAACAAGAAGGAGATAACCAATATGGAAATCTTAAATAAAGTAAAGGGTTGGGCGAGTGCAATTACCGAAGTAGGTGTTTCACTTATTTCATTAGCAATCGTTCTTGAAATCCTATTCAACGGACAGAACATTCCGTTCTGGCCAAACATCAGCGTAGTAGACAACATTACTGGAATGATAACAGCGTTATCAGCACAGGGCTTAGTTGGGTTAGTAGCTGTATGGGTGTTATATCATATCTATAATCGCAAATAAAAATATTTCATAACACAAAGAAGTTATGGCAGAGCCGTCTTGGCGGACAGCTCTGTCATTTTTTATTTTACTTTCAAATTCGATGGATTATATTGTTCACCATTATAACCTGGATATGTTTTATCTTCAACTCCAAAGTTACAACTAGCAACAATTAATAAAAATGCAATAGCGGTATAAGTTGTACGTTTCGACCACAGTATGAAATTAGCAAACGCTTTCTCAGCCTGTGCTTGAGCCGTCGCCCTTACATCACTTTCCATTAATCCATTCAGCTTCGTCTTCGGTGTACGGCCACATTATGCATGTCCTTTCCAAAATGCTACAGACTTTCCTCTAAAGTAATGATCACCAGGCTCGTAATTTGATTTGGCTTTTCTTACTCTTTCTAGTCTTTCGATTGCTTTACGCTTGACAGTTTGTAGATGTCTTTGCTCTTTAAGTAAGTCCGCTGATAGATCTGGTCTACCTTGCAGACGCATTAAGTTTGCTGCTCTACCGTATCCAGCAATTTCTAAATTGTTATACAGTTTTCTTAGCAGTAACATCACTTCTCTCCGTCATTAGTTTTTTAGCCTGATCGTAGTATCCCATACGAGCAAGTTCATTAGCAGCTCTAGCACGACCTGCTGTTTCGCCAAAGGCAATTGTACCAACCCAAAATGCAAACAAAGCATTTCTGATAATGGTACAAAGTTTACATGTAAAGTTCCATGTAGTTTGTGTTATCGCAGTCATTATACCCATCCTCTTAAATTCTTATTTGTAGTTGCAGTCATTCTCTTATCTCGGAATGTACCTCTAGCAATACTTTCGATATCGCTACGGTAAATCCCTAAATCTTTTAGTTCATGATCTGTAAGGTTGCGTAATTCTCTACGAGTTCTTGCAATCATAGCCTTGCGGGCTCTGTTGCGTCTCCATTGTCTAACTAAATCCACAAGTCCTTCTAAAGCATCTTGTAGCAAGTGTGATACTGTCATAATTGCTTGTGTCATTAGTTCTTCACTCCCATTCTAGGACCGCGTCCTTCGTGGGTCATCATATAGTGATAAGCATATTGCCAATCACTTCCGTACTCAGTTTTGGCGTAAGTGAGCATCTCTTTTTCGAAAGCCCTAGTTGGGCTTGGGTTTCCAAGTAAACTCACAAGGCCGTTGAATAGCATTGTTGCCATTTTTCTTCTCCTTGGTTAAGTTTTGTGGATGCTTGAGGAAAGCAATACCCCGGAACTTCCCCGGCGGTGCGTGAACCTTTGGTCCCCGTCAATCACTTGTAAGGCATGGACAATGCCCCAGTCTTTCCTGGTGTCTGTATGTATATTTTGACAACTTTGAGGGTTTCGATCGCCACCCTGCGCTTTTGTCACCTGTATTTATATAATAGTACAGTATTACTGCCCTAATTAGAGCGGATTTTCATGCAAGGCTGTCATGCTATTTTTGCAACAGTCCGCCGCAAAAAAGTTGACAGATTAAAGTTCTTGACACTCGCAAATCATTGTTGTATAATTTGTTACATAAAAGGGTAAATACAGTTAGTAATTTTAGGAAAACACGATGAAAATTAAAACAAGGTCTATTTTACAAGAATTAAACGAAATTGCAGATCGCAGAGATACAGAATCTCTGATCCAAAGTCGTGCAACTAATATTATTAACTCAGCAATTAATTTAATAGAATCTATGCATAAGCATTACGATCAAACAACAGCTATTGAGCTGGAGCGTAGATTTATCAATTCTATAAAAGGCGCGGATTCTTCTAAGTTCGATAGAGGAATTAAACGGGTCGTTGAATCAAAGAAACGAGAACGCTAACATGACACTACTTTTAGAAGGTGGCAACATATTTAAAGATGCGGAAGGTAAGCCAGTAACTGTAAGGGTTGCAAAGAGCGATGTATTACCGACTGTACAATGGTTAGAAGGAATAACAAACTTAGAACTCACAGACAATATGTTAGGTACAACTGGTAAGAAAGATACCAGTGGCGATTTAGATCTTGCAGTAGATGTTTCAAGTACAACAAAAGCAGACTTAGAGGCTACGCTTCTTGCTTGGGTACAAGATAACATCGGCGGCGAGGTAAACGCTAAAGAGTGGATACGTAAGTCAGGCATCAACGTACACTTTAAAACTCCAATCAAAGGGGATGATTCAAACGGCTTTGTGCAAACAGACTTTATGTTTGGTGATCCAGATTGGATGAAGTTCAGCCTGCAGGGAAGTGGACCAAACTCACCTTATAAAGGTATGCATCGACACATCCTCCTTTCCAGCATAGCAAAAACCAAGGGTATGAAATGGTCAGCAAATGAAGGGCTAAAAGATAGAGAAACTAACGAATTGGTATCACAAGACCCCAACCAAATCGCTAAAGTCCTATTAGGGCAAACAGCAACACCATCAACACTTGAATCAGTAGAGTCAATTGTTAACTTTATTAAGAAGTTACCAAACTACGATGAACTTGTTGCAGACGCTGTTGAAGCCTTTGCAAGAGACGGTTTAGAATTACCGGACAATAAGCAAGTCGAAACTTACCAAGCGGATCACAATGCTTGGATGCGTAAAATGATAGACATCGTAAAATGAAAATAAGCGAGGTTGTAGACATACGCTATTCGATAGCTGACAAACTTTCTAAGATGCATAAAGTAGGTCCTGTGTATGGCAAGAAGAACTTAAATGTGCCACACGCAACATACGTAGATAAAACTAAGAAGAAGAAAAAAGCATGAGAGCATTTGAATTTTTAACAGAAGCTGTATTAGTAGAAGCCGTAGGTAGAGAGTTTAATCACTTAGAAGACCTAGTGTTTACTAATCCATCTGATGGTGCTAAACGTGCAGTTGATATCTTAAAGAGCATGGAGCAAGATGCTAGTGATGTTGCAGTTAAATGGGACGGTAATCCAACAGTGTATTGGGGACGTGAAGATGACGGCCAGTTTAGATTAGTTGGAAAAAATAATTGGGGTAAGGAAGAAGGTAAGTCTAACTCAGCTGATGAATTAGAAAAGTTTATCAACAGTAGAGGTAAAGGTGAAGAATGGAGACCTAAGTTTGCAAAAGATATGGCAAGCCTATGGCCAATATTTGAAGCAGCGACTCCACCGGACTTCAAAGGTTACATGTATGGCGACTTACTATACCATCCAGGTAAACCATATCAAGGCAGTGACGGAGCAATAAGTTTTACTCCTAATCAAACTACATACAATGTTAAAGCACAAAGTGACATTGGACGTAAAGTAGGCAAAAGTAAAGTTGGTGTTGCAGCACATTCAGCATATGAATACTTTGGCGATAAGTCAGGCACACCTATTGAAGATGTAAAACAATTTAATGGCACAGCAGATCTTTTAGTTTTAGGACAACAGTATGTAAGCAAGGCGCCGCCAGTAAATGCAGACAACTTAGGCAACATAGAAAAGGTAGCAAATCAAGAACAAGCAAACATTGCTAAGTTCTTTGAGAAGCGTCCTGGACTAAGTGATATCAGCGATATCATGTACACATTTGTAAATCAAATGAGTAGAGCTAAAAAATTAGATGACTTAAAAGTAGAAAGTTTCCTCAATTGGCTTCAAAATTCAAAGGTTTCCGCCAATAAACAAGCAAAGATTATAAGTATTATAGACAGTAGTAAGCAAACTGCAACAAACATATTTTTCCTTGTTACAGAGCTTATGAAAGCCAAGAATGAAGTAATTGCAGAGCTTGATAAAGCAGAAGGTGATGTAGTTGCTACAACAGGTGGCAAGCCAGGAGGCGAAGGCTTTGTTAAGACTAGAGACAAAGTTAAGTTAGTTCCACGTGATAGATGGACGCCTTTTAGAGCAGATTAAGCGTTTTTAGTCAAAAATCCCCCCAAAACCCATAAGTTTTTACCCAAAAGATAAATAAGAGTGTAAGAAAAAAGCCGGTCCCTGAGCGGGATCATTTAATAATCGAGGAGATAATATTATGGCAGATCTATCAAACGGAAGCTCAGTATTCCAAACTTATAACAACGCCGGAACAGGTGTTGCAGAACTAGGTGATAACAAATTACCAGCAAACGGTGATACTAACGGTATTGCAGGTTTAACTAGAGTTATCAAATTAGCTAAATCATCTATTACAGATGCAGAAATCCAAGCAGCTTTAGACTACATCCAAGCTGGTGACGTTTCAGGAACTAACGACGCAAACACAGTTGTTGGTTTAGACAAAAACACTAACGATGCATTCGTAGTTGTACAAGGAACAGGCGTAATGACAGCAGGTTCTAACTACGGTACAGGTTCAACTGGTGTTACTATGTCAATTGAAGCTACAATTCCAGGAATTTCTGGCTAATAGTTTTTAAACTGATGAAAGGGTGTCAGTTCGCTGGCACCCTTTTTTTATGGTTACTAAATATGAGTAATGATCAGATACAAAGTAGAAACGACAGTAGACATTACTCGCGCCAATCCAGATAGGGACGACACCAACTCTCTCCGACACGGTCAGCAATCAAACTTCAACGCCCTTGTCCAAGGGATAGAGTTAAGAGCTTTATGTACTTGGGAAGAAGAACCTGTTATGATAGAGTACAAGGATGTTGACACCAAATGGTACTGGTCGTTTTATGTAGAAAGACAAGATGTTTTTTTAAAAGGTGACGATCGAGTTGGTTTGCTTAAAGATGATTTACAAAGTATTCCAATTATTAGTAACCTAAATAATAATGTTAAATTTAAGCAAAACTGTTTTATAACAAGTGGACCTAATTGTAACATATGGCTTAACACTGCCGATTAAGTGTAGACTGAATTCTCAGCCAACCAGCGAGTAAATAGTAGTATGAAAGATCACCATTGGAATATAATTATGTTTGGTACGAGCTCATTTATGTTTATGGGTTTCTTACTATCTCTTCTTGGAGTGTACACTGATAAAGATAATCTTGCTTACATAGGGATAGTTATCATGTCTTCAGTGTGCTTTACATGGTGGATTTGGGTTATGTTAGTAATAAAAGATATGATCCTACGTACAACTAAAGCACAGGACGGTTTAGGCATGGTTAGAGAAGAATTAGGGCTCATAAAAAAGATGATTAGAGCTCTAACTTCTAGAGGAAAATGATAAATACTTTTGTTGAAAGTAAAAGGCAAACACTAAAAGCATAGGACAGATAACAGCTAATACAAGGCACATTCAAAAGGCAATACCCAGAGAGTTATTAAATTAACGGTATTCGGAGAGAATGTAAAATGGCAACTAGCCTAGAAAAGAAAAATTTAGAAGCCCATGTTGACTTGTGCCAAGAAAGGTACGAGCAATTAGAAGGCCGCCTCGACAATCTAGAAAAGAAAGTAGAGCATATTCATAGAGATATCACAGATGGTCAAAAGAGCTTAACCAAAGTTATCATTGGTACAGCTGGTACAATAATTGCAGCAGTTCTTTCCATAGTAGTTACTATACTACTCAAGATGTAGCCCACCAAATTAATTAAGTTGTAAATACAGAGGACGAAAGGTCCTTTTTTTTATGACGAATATTTCTAAACGTTTTGAACAGCTAGTAACTAAGACTTACAAGCAGTTTCTTGACCAAGGAACCATACTTCCAACCAAGTCAGATAAAGGCATTCATGTTGGTGATGTTCTAATACAATCAGATGGTCCTTTCAAAAATATCATAAAAAAGGATAAATTAATATATGAGAACATAAGTTTGAATGCTGTAGCAATACGCATAGCAAACCTGTTAGCATGGAACGAAAATAAAGCACTACAAGACAAGTTATTTGCAGCAGACGTATATTATAGCCGTTTTTATACAGATAGTAATATATTTTTAGATAGATATCATAGAGCTTGTAATGCAAAAGATGAGCTAAAAGCTGAAATTATGTGGACTAGGTATGAAGATGCTAAATTTAGAGCAATAAATGCTAAGTCGGAAGCAGAGCATTTGGCCGCCTTTTGAATAAATACATATAACAACTTTTGGGGATTGTATAAAATGAAACATAACGAATTATTTAGAACAAAGGCTGCGAAGCTGAACGAGTCTATGCACAAGACGTTTGGTAAAAAACTAAACCTTGAGGCATTTGATGTAGCTAAACTAGAAGATGCACGTAATAAGTTACGTACACAAATCCATGATGCAAAATCAAATTCAAAATTTAATGAGGATTTGACTGATGACACATTGCAAACAGCACAGGCTATGCTTGATGTCATTAACACAGAGATTCTAGAACGTGAAGAAGCAGCAATTGATTCATTAGAAGTTGCAACAGAAGCTCCCCAAGCTGAAGCAACAGAAGAAGCAGGAGATGAGATGAAAGTAAACGAAGGTGAGATCCAACAAGCAAGTGCAATTGTAACTGCTAAAACTATGGTAGATAGAGTTGGACGTTGGATTGAAGAACTTTCCGGAATGGAAAATGAAACACTTCTTCAACTTGGCGATTCAATTAGAGATGAAATGGGCCAAGAGCAATCAAAAGCATTTATTGAAGCGTCGGCTCCGGCAATTCAACAAGCATTAGAAAATCTTAAAACAACACGTGAAACACTAGCAAGTTCTATTAGACAACTTACTGGCGAAGAAGCACAAACAGGTATGTTAGGTGCAGAACCAGAAGAAGGTGGAATGGACGACATGGCAGCACCAGCAGACGCTGAGGCACCAGCTGAAGAACCAGCAGATGATTTTGCAACAGCAGAACCAGCAGCAGGCGGAATGGAAACAGCAGGCCGTGAAAAGCGTGAATCAATTAACTTTGAATCAAGACTACTTAAAACACTAGCAGGATAATACATGAGACTGCATGAGTTCATCAAAGATGCAGACGACCAAGAAGTTACTGAACTCATAGGTGCAGTAGCTAGAGGTATCGGCGGCGCTGTTAAAGGTGCAGCCAAACTTGGTGTTGGCGCAGCTAAACTAGGATACAAAGGTGCAGCAGGTCTTGCAGGTGTAATGGATCCTAATGTTGGCGCAGCAATGAAAGGCAAAGGTCCAGTAGCCGGAGGCAGTGCAGTAGCAAACGCTCTAGCAAAAACAGAAAAAGATCCTGCAGAAAAAGCAGCTGAAAGAAAAGAACTTGCAGACAAAATACAAGAACTCGAAGCACAGGTTAGAGAACTTAGAAAAGCACAAACAGAGGTTTAACCATGAGGTTCTTTGAATTCACAGGTACTGATGAAACTATTGACAAGTATGTAATCTTGTTAAAAAATATTATCGGTCGTGCAGAAATGAAAAAGTCTCCTGCTAAAATGAATTGGGCAGGACTTTCAAACTTAGCATTAAAAAATAAAATCCAATTAGCAGCAGACTACGAAACGTTTAAAGCAATTTACGACAGCAGTCCTGCAATCCAAAGTCTTGTAAAAAACTTTAATGCCGATGGCATTGAATTGGATGTGCCAGGAGCACCTGATGCAGATCCCCAATCTCCACAGAGTGATCAAAGCAGCCAAGATGCTGTAGATCAAACAGCAGCAAGTGCAGCACCTCAGCAATTATCCCAAGAAACATAATTCACTCTTGACAAACTACTAGAAAGGTAGTACTATATACAGTATGACTGATCAAACTATTGAGATAACACCGCCACCATTTGTTGAACGTTTTGAGTATAAATCTTTAAAACAGATAAATGATCCTGTAACACGCAAACGTGTTTACCTAACTCCAGATGATGAGAAGTTACCAAGTGTAACAACTATCCTTAGTTCAACTAAAGATATGACTCACCTTATTGAATGGCGTAAACGAGTTGGCGAAGAAAATGCTAGACGTATTACAACTGAAGCAGCAGGTGTTGGTACAGCAATGCACAACAACTTAGAAAGATTTGTTGTAGGCGAAAAAAGACAGCCAGGTAATAATCCTGTGCATGTACAAGCAAACAAGATGGCAGATGTTATTATCGAAAACGGTTTGAAGCATGTAGATGAAATATGGTCAATAGAACAAGCATTATATTTTCCAGGTTTGTATTCAGGTACAACTGACTTGTGTGGTATGTACAAAGGACAACCTGCGATTATGGACCATAAGCAAACTAATAAACCTAAGAAAGCAGAGTGGGTTGAAGATTACTATCTACAATTAGTGGCCTATGCTATGGCACACAATGAAGTATATGGTACTGACATCAAGGAAGGACATATCTTTATGTGTAGCAGAGACCTACAATATCAACAGTTTAGTGTTACGCCAGATACTTGGAACGAATATCAAGATAAATGGCTTTCTAAAGTAGAAGAATACTACGCATCAAAAGCATAATAGTGCTATACAAGCAACTGTAGCAAGGTTCTACAGGCTATCCTTACTTGCGAACTGATTGACATAAATACTAATAACAATTTCAGGAGCAAATAAGTGGCTGTAGTTCAAATATCAAAGATTCAGATCAGAAGAGGTAAAAAGAACTCTTCTAGTGGTGTACCGCAATTAAGTTCAGCAGAATTAGCATGGGCAGTAGACACACAAGAACTGTATATTGGTAATGGTTCAACTACAGAAGGTGCTCCCTACGTAGGTAATACAAAAGTATTAACCGAACATGATAATATTTTAGAACTAGCATCTAGTTACAAATTTGCATCTGATAATCCATCTATTACACAAAGTCAATCACGTACACTATTAGGTAAGATTGATGAAATGGCAGTCAGTGTTGCAGACTTTGGAGCAGTAGGTGACGGTTCAACAGACAACGTTACAGCATTTGAAAATGCTTTTACACAATTATTTAGAAATGCAGACCCCGACTTTAAAAAAGTACTAACTGTACCTAATGGTGAATATTTGTTTACAGGAGAACTTGAGATTCCTAGCAATGCAATCATTAGAGGTGAAACAGCAGAGGGCGCAATACTAAACTTAGACACAAGAAACATACAGCTCATTAGTTCACAAGGAACTACACTTGCATCATTTACAAGTAGCGACAGACCAACGAACATACATATTAGTAACCTTACTATTAAACGTTCTTCGGGCTCACTTGTTCTTACAGGTGCTAAAGATGTAGAGCTAGAAGGAATTATATTCGATGGAGAATATAGCTTAGGTGCACCAGTTACAAACTATGCTACAGAGAGTGCATCTGTATTATGGAACAACGATTTGGCAGGTCTTAAAGTAGACGATATCAAAATTAAACATTGTAAGTTCAAAAATAACTCCATCAGTATAAAGTGCAACCAAACAGTAAACACAGCAACTAAAGTTGAAATCACTAACAGTGACTTTAATGTTAATGATACATCAGTTTACATTGCAGGAGTAACAGGGCAAGGTAACAATTGGATTATTAATGACTGTAACTTTACTGAGATTGCCAAACAAGCATTCAATGCAAACTATGGATACGGTACAAAAATTAGTAGATGTGATTTTGTAAGTTGTGGTAACAACACAGGATCATCTGCAAACCCAACTTCAACTATTGTTGAGTTTGGAGAAAGTAGAAATAACGTAGTTCGTGAGTGTACGAGTGATAGACAACAAGACGCAGGAGTCGTAAACACAGAGACTGTAGCAGCCATTGCAGAAGTGCAAGGTAGTGACTTTGTTAGCTTTACAGACAAAAACTATTCAGAAGTTTATACAACTGACAGTTTTAGACCTGTTGCAGTGTTTTCAGCACTTAACGCATTTATGAAAGTTAATTATACACTAAGACTTGCAAACCATATTCGTAGAGGTTCAGTTAACATCACAATCGGTGATGACGTCTCGAAACTATCTTTATCAGATAATTACGAATACTCCGACACAACTACAACATCTCCGGGTGGTGTAATTATGACAGGGTTTGAATTTTCCGCTGCTCTGCGTGACAACGACACAGACAGTGGTACCGATACCGTGGTGTTGTCTTACAAGAATCCTATTGCTACAGGTGCTACAGGATCTCTGTCGTTCGACATACAGTACGGAGTTTAGTTAGAAATGGCAAAGAAAAAGTTATTTTCTTCTTGCTCAACACACGTTCTGACTGTACAATTAAACAAATACTATAAAAAGTTCACTGGTATAAATTTTAGCCACTAAGATCCTGCATTCGCAGGTACTAAAACTAAATACCTCTGTACACAAAATTAAAATGAGAGAGACATGAGCAAAGATATACACATCACAAAAAGAAACGGTAGCAGAGAGCTTTTAGATTTAGATAAAATGCACTTTGTTGTTGAAGAAGCTTGTGCTGGTCTTGCTGGAGTGAGTAGTTCACAGATCGAGATGAACGCTGATTTACAGTTTTACGACGGCATGACATCAGACGAAATTCAAGAGATTCTAATTAAGAGCGCAAACGATCTTATATCGTTAGAAAATCCTAATTATCAATATGCAGCAGCAAGGTTGTTGTTGTACGGTCTACATAAAAAAGTTTATACAAAATACGAACATGATTCTCTCGGCACTATAATTGATCGTAATATTGAACGCGGTGTGTATGATTCTGCAATCAAAGAAAAGTATTCAGATGTAGAATTAAAGAAAATGAATACTTGGTTAAAGCATGACCGTAACGAAGAATTTACTTATGCAGGTTTACGTCAAGTTGTAGATAAGTATTTGTGTCAGGATAGAAGCAACGGCGACATCTATGAAACTCCTCAGTTCATGTATATGATGATTGCCGCTACGTTGTTTGCAAACTATCCTAAAGAAACCAGATTAAGTTATGTAAAGAAATATTATGACGCGACCTCGCTTTTTAAAATCAACATACCAACCCCAGTCATGGCTGGCGTTCGTACTCCAATCCGTCAGTTTGCTAGTTGTGTACTGGTCGATGTTGACGATACTTTGCCTAGTATTTTTAGTAGCAACTCCGCTATTGGTTATTATATCGCTCAGCGAGCTGGTATCGGAATCAATTCGGGTCGTACGAGAGCGATTAACTCGAAGATCAGGGGCGGGGAAGTAGCACACACTGGTGTTATCCCATTTCTAAAAGTTTATGAATCAACAGTAAGAAGCTGTACACAGAACGGTGTACGTGGCGGGTCAGCAACAACTCATTTTCCTATTTGGCATTATGAAATTGATGACATCCTTGTATTAAAAAATAATAAAGGTACTGAAGATAATCGTGTACGTAGATTAGATTATTCTATTCAAATTAATAAATTATTTTACGAAAGGTTATTGTCTGGTCAAGACATTACTCTTTTCTCGCCACACGAAGTCCCAGAAGTGTATGATGCTTTCTACTCAGGCGACAATGATTTGTTTAAAGATGTATATGAAAAAGCAGAACGTAAAACATCTATTAGAAAGAAAACAGTAAGTGCAAAAGAACTGTTTGGTAACATGTTAAAAGAACGTGCTGAAACAGGACGTATCTATATTATGAATGTTGATCACAGTAACTCACACAGTTCTTTCAAAGATCCTGTGTACATGAGTAACTTGTGTCAAGAGATTACACTACCAACTAAACCAATTCAACACATTGATGATGAAGAAGGCGAAATTGCATTATGTATTCTTAGTGCTATTAATGTAGGATTAATTAATAAACTAGAAGAACTAGAACCTTTATGTGATCTTGCTGTTAGAGCATTAGAAGAAATTATTGACTATCAAGGTTATCCTGTTAAGGCAGCAGAGATTAGTACTAAAGCAAGACGTTCACTAGGCGTAGGCTACATTGGACTTGCACACTATCTTGCAAAGAATAAAGTTAAGTATGATGATCCACAAGCGTGGGTTAAAGTACACGAACTTACAGAAGCATTCCAATACTATTTGTTGGTTGCAAGTAATGAACTTGCTGAAGAACGTGGTGCTTGTGAATACTTCGATCGTACTAAATATGCAGACGGTATATTACCAATTGATACATACAAAAAAGATATTGACGGAGTTGTAAAAGCAAAACTACAATATGATTGGGCTGCTCTACGCAAGGACATACAAAAACATGGTTTACGGCACAGCACATTGTCCGCACAAATGCCTTCAGAGAGTAGTTCCGTTGTGTCGAACGCAACAAACGGAATTGAACCACCTAGAGGATACTTGTCCGTTAAGAAGTCCAAGAAAGGGCCTCTTAAACAAGTTGTTCCGCAGTATAGTCAGTTAAAGAACTTCTATACTTTACTTTGGGATATGCCTAGCAACGATGGCTACATTAACATTGTAGCAGTGATGCAAAAGTTCTTTGATCAATCCATTAGTGGTAATTGGTCATATAACCCTACGCAGTTTGAGAACAACGAAGTTCCATTAAGCGTAATGATGAAAGACATGTTAACAACTTACAAGTTAGGTTGGAAAACAAGTTATTATCAAAACACATACGACTTCAAAGGAGACGATGAAGTTAAAGAACCAGAAGTTGAAATGAATGGACATTCACACATGAACGGTGATCTACAACCAGTAGAAGAACTTGAAGGTGAAGAATGCGAAGCGTGTAATATATAAAAGAGGAAACACACACAGTGACCAAGACAGTTTTTAATCGTAATAAAGTAGACTTCACAAAGCAGTATATGTTCTTTGGTGAAGATCAAAACACTCAACGTTATGACGTATTCCGTTATCCGGAGTATGACAAACTTAACCAAACTATGTTAGGTTATTTTTGGAGACCTGAAGAAGTCTCCTTACAGAAAGATAGAGGTGACTATGCAGAATTTACAGATGCACAGAAACATATCTTTACTTCAAACTTAAAATATCAAACCCTACTTGATAGTGTACAAGGACGTGGACCGTGTTTAAATTTTTTACCTTACTGTTCTAATCCAGAATTAGAAAGTTGTATTGTAGCATGGGACTTCCAAGAAACTATCCACAGTCGTTCTTATACACACATTGTAAAAAATGTATATGCTGACCCAGCAGAAGTGTTTGATACTATTTTAGATGATGAGCAAATTATTGCAAGAGCAGAAAGTGTATCTGCAGAATACGACAAGTTTCATCAAGTTGTAACAGATTACATGTACAAAGGTAAAGGTACTGAGTACGAAGTTAAAAAGCAATTGTATAAAGCAATGATGGTAGTGAATATTTTAGAAGGTTTACGTTTTTATGTTTCGTTTGCATGTACATTTGCATTTGGCGAATTAAAGAAGATGGAAGGGTCTGCAAAGATTATTTCTCTTATTGCTCGTGACGAAGCAACGCACTTAAATTTATCTACACACATTCTAAAGCATTGGGCAAAAGGAGACGACGATCCAGACTTTGTTAAAATTGCAAAAGAATGTAAAGAAGAATCATATGAAATGTGGCGTACTTGTGTTGAGGAAGAAAAGCGTTGGGCAGATTACTTGTTTGAAAAAGGTTCTATTGTAGGACTTAATGCAAACTTACTACATGCTTATGTAGAGTTTATTGCTAACAAGAGACTCAAAGCATTAGGACTTGATACAATTTATGATCGTCCTTTGACAACAAATCCTTTACCGTGGACACAACATTGGTTAAGTAGCTCAGGGCTACAAGTTGCTCCACAGGAGACTGAAATCGAAAGTTATATTATTGGCGGTGTTAAACAAGATGTTGATGATAAAACGTTCGAAGGTTTCGAACTTTAGATAAGTAATAGTATGTTCAGAGTTCAATTTAGAAGACATTCCCCTTTCGAAGTGTGGACAACTTACGGTACTTACGGTACTGAAGCCACAGCTATCAATGCGGCAATATCCAAGAAGAACGCTGGTGCTATCATGGTTAAGGTAATTAATAAAAAGAAAGAAACTATTTACGTAGGATAAAACATGATAGAAATATACGGAAAACCAGCATGTCCGTTCTGTGACAGGGCTAAGAAGTTTTGTGAATCGAACCAGTTTGAATTTGTCTACAAACAATTAGACGAAGACTTTACTCGTGAGCAACTCTTTGAAAAGTTCCCAACAGCACGAACATTCCCTCAAATCACAGTACGCGGAGAAAAGATCGGTGGTTACAACGAATTAATCAAATACGTTGAAGACACAGGTTATAACGGTACTGGACACTCACTAGGATAAAAATATGTTAATTGAAACACCATACAAAGTAGGCGATAATGTCTCCTTTAAACTTGCGTCAGGCGAAGAAATTGTAGGACGTCTAGAAGAAGAAACTGATACGCACTATACATTGCACAAGCCAATGGTACTTATTGCACAGCAAAAAGGATTAGGTCTTGCACCATTTATGTTTAGTGTATCACCAGATGGCAAATTTATGCTTAAAGCAAACGCAGTAAGTTGTGTTGCTAAAACAGAAGATAACATCAGCAAACAATATACACAGACTACAACAGGTATAGCACTATCAAAGTAGATAAGTACTAGTATGCCAGAAGTAGTAAGAACAAATGTAGACAAGCACAAAGGACATGCAAGTCCTACGCCCAACCCATTTCACCAAGAAGCATACGCAGTTGGTTCGCCAAATGTGTTTACAAACAACGAACAAACTGTACGCATAGGCGATACTACTAAATGTGGTGATCCTGCTGAAGGTGGTTCATTAAGTGTTTGGATTAATAATATTCCTGTTCATCGTAAGGGTGACGCAACTAGCGGACACGGAAGTTGGGTTGCTAATGAAGCAGAAACTGGCTCACCTAATGTTTGGGCTAACGAAGGCTATGTACCACCTATTATACTTTCGCCGGCACAGGCAGCAGCAATCAATGCAGTTATACAAGAAGCAATTGAAAACCCACCAGATGTAGGTGCAACAGGTGGTGCCCAGGCTAACGGCACTATTGCAGAAAATCAAGTACCACAAAGATACGAAGGTGCCCCAGCAGCAGGTGTTGATGACTTAGGAACAAACGAACAAGCCTTAGTTGATGCAAGTGCTGCCAATTCAACAGCAGCAGCAGATGGTATACCAGGTTTCTTAACACAACTATTAGACGAAGCGGCAGCAAACAAATGGGACGAAACTGTTGATCCTAGTAATGGAAACATTATAGGTATATGGAAAGAACTAGGTTTCCCAGACACATCATATTGGAAAACAGATCAAACACCTTGGTGTGCTGGATTTGTAAATTGGGTATTAAAAAGAACAGGCTACAAGTATATGCAAAGTGCTAGAGCATATGACTTTAGAGATAAAACAAGTTTATATGGTGGTGTTCCTGTACCACTATCAGATGGTCAACCAGGTGACATTGTAGTTTGGAGTTACAGTCACGTTAACTTTATATACACTTCACCGTCGCCAGGTGTGTATACTTTCGTCGGCGGCAACCAAAGTGATAAGGCAAGTGCTACTAACAACAATCCAAGTGGCGGTACAATTACTAATAGTTGGAAGGGAGGCTGGCAACAGTCAAATGGACGTATATCGGGTATCTTCCGTCCAGTCAGATCCTAGTTGACAGAAAGCATTGCACACTATATAATATAACAAGGTGGTACATTAATGAATCAAATAAAAAGATATATGTACATGGGTATTGGTTTCCTTTGTGTAGGTTTAGCCTACATTGGAATCGTTACTCCAGGTATTCCATTCAGCATATTTTTAGTAATTGCTGCATGGGCCTTTGCTAAGAGTTCACCTAAAATGGAGGCATGGTTATACAATCATCCTTGGTTTGGTAAGTTCTTAACAAATTGGAATAAAAAACGTGTTTTCCCTACAAAGGGGAAGTACTTAATGATATTGGTAATGGCATCAACTATTATCTTTACATGGTTTGCTACAGAGAATCTGAAAGCAATTATGTGGAGTGGTGGTGCAATGGTGCTAGTAGCAATCTGGGCTTGGCGATATCCTGGCTCAGAAGAGGAACACGCTCGACGTGTTAAAGAAGGAAAGCGAGTAGCTTGGTTAAAGTAATATGAAGTGCGAACAAGGTGATTTAGCAAAAGTAATACACTCAGTTAGACCTGAGAATATTGGCAAGATTGTCCTTGTTAAAGAATACATTGGAAAGTACAAGCAGAATGATACTTTTGATTTCAGAGGTGTCTCATGCATGTGTCCTGTGACAGATCATTACTGGTGGATTGAAGCAACTGGATTGAAAAATCAGTTTGGAGATTCACCTAAAGCATACATAGCGGACTCATGGTTGGAGCCTATCCGACCAGAAACAGGCAAGAAGTCGGCTACCCATGTCGTGAAAGACAAAGAAGTAGAAAGACAGGCGGCATAATTAATAACTAAGGAAATAAAATGGCAACAGGAAAAGTAAAATGGTTTAATGCAGACAAAGGTTTTGGCTTTATTACTCCAGACGACGGCGGAAAAGATGTATTCGCTCATTTCTCAGCTATTTCAGGCGATGGCTATAAAACTCTACAAGAGAATCAAGCCGTTACTTACGAAATGGCAGAGGGACCTAAAGGTCCTCAAGCATCAGATATTCGACCTTCATAAGTAGAATATTTTAAAATAGGCTCTTCGGAGCCTATTTTTTTGACTATTAGTTCATAGTTACAGTCTATTAGACAACAGTCTTTTTACATGTTAAAATATTTTAAATACATCGTAAGGAGAACTAGATGCCACCACGTAATCACGCCAACTGGTTAAAGAAGCCAGTAGTAGAATCAATTAGTAGCACAGCCTACAACTGCCCAGAAATATTTGCACAAGAACAAGAACATATCTTTAAAAAGGTATGGGTACCTATGTGTCATATAAGTGAAATGTATTACAAAGGACATTTCAGAACAACACAGATAGCAGGACAGAATGTTATCGCATGGAACACAGGTGATAGAGTAAAAGCATATTTAAATCATGGTCCACAACAACCTTCTGGTAAAGTATGGAACGATGATACTTTTGGCAAAGAGTTGCATTGTGAAGTAAAGCACGGAGGTATGGTATGGGTAACACT